GTTCACTTTTATTTTTACTTGGAGTCTTAACGACCTCTGTAATTGTTCTCTTTGTTTGTTCTGTTAACCCCAGCAGAAATCTCAGGTAGCATTCTGACGATTTCCTGCTTTGTCTGACGGGAGATATCCCCGGTGATAGATAGGTTAACAACTGTTGAGCCCTTTGAGCCGGAGCCGGAATTCATGAAATCATCAATGTTCCTTTCGGGTACAACAAGCTCGCCGGGGGTTAGTAGTGCAGGTACACTGTCCCTGCCCGTGCTTGATAGTGGTGTGTTGGGGACAATACCCCCGGAAGAGAAACCGAAGATAGACCCAATACCACTGAATAGCCCGCTTAGGAAACCGCCGCCGCCTGAGAACAGCCCCATGATGCCACTAAGGAAACCGCCGCCACCTCCCGCACCTTGGCCGAGTTTCGAGAGGCCTTCCCCGAGACCATCTTGGATGTTGGTTCCGAGGTTACCCCCGAAGTCAGCCATGCCGCCAAAGATGTCGGCAAATATGCCTTCACCGTCTTCACCGATTAGCCCATCAAATAGTTTATCAGTGAGACCCTGCGCGAAAGAATCAATGACTTTACCGGAAAAGCTATCTAGAATAGAGGTAAAGAACCCCTTAACATCGCCTGTTTTCAATGCATCACCTAGGGAGTTCGCAAAGTCTTCCTTGAAAGAAAGTGCAAATCCTTCAGCGGATTTTACTGCATCTGACTTCTCCCCCTCTTTTCCAACCTTACCGCTGCCGCCACCAAGAGTATCCGAGAGGGCGTCACCCACACCCCCATCAAGTGATACTTCGGATTGTGTGGATATGAATTTGCGACGTCGAGATTTGAGGTCCTCCAAAAGGAGGTTTGAAGCAATGATCGAACTTGTTAGCCCCGGATCATTAAGTCTCTCAAACTTTCTTACATCAGACTCTAGTGCAGCAATTTCGTCATCATACGGCGTTACCATACCCCCGCCACTAAAGAACTGGGGCAACATTCCGCCGTTCAACTGGTCAAGGAACCCCTTGCCAAACTTGCTAACGGAGGACGCTTTGATAACATACTCACCATTAGACAACATGGCTGGGATAAGGTCGTCGGTTGGGCCGCCAGAGCCACTGATATACCCGCCGGATGCCTTCTTAATAACCGCTGTTGGGTCTTCGTTCAGCTTCGAGTTATTAACCCTCCGCATGGCTTGGTCGATTTCTCCCGCAGCAAACTGTAGAGATGTCTTAAGTCCGAGGACGGCCTTCGCGGCATCGTAATAACTATCCTCTGTGGTTTCTATGGCATCCTTTATCTTTGAGAGGTTTTCCGCACCGAGAGTCGCGAGTTCCTCTGAGGTTGCCTTCCCGCTTTCGATTATTAACGCAGCCCTCCGAACCCCATCGGCTCCTTGGTTTACCAAGTCCAGAATTCTCTGTGATCGTCTTTGGGCTTGTTCCTCTGCGGTCTCCCCTCTGAATGTACGATCTGCGACGTTATAAACTCCTTGCAGAGCAGAATCGATAAGGTTTCTTACGAGAACAGCCAGCCCAACGGTAATCCCTAAAACAAGGCCGCCTTGGATAACCGTACCCAAAGTGACACCAGAAGCCCTTACTGAAGCCACCAATGTGCTAGTGGCCATTGCGGCGCTGATCTCTGCACCTAGTGCAGCGGCGAATTGAGTACCCGCGATCCAAGCAGCCAGCTTCAGGCCGAGATATTTGAACGCTTCCCTCGCTTTCGCACTAACCGCAGCGAGGCCCGCCGCAACAGCAAGTGCACCTGTTAACTTGTTGAAAGCTTCGGTTTCGAATTCTTTCCCGAAAAGACCTTTCGCTAAACCTGCGCCAATGGATGAAAAGGTAGCAACCGCCCCATCAAGAAGTTCCGCGCCCGGGTCTGATCCAGAAAACGCATCTGCGATCAACCCGCCAACACCTTCGGCAAAATCAAAAACAGAAGCTTGGAAGGCTTCGCTGGCTAAGATTTCTTTAACATTTAGCAATACAAAGCCGCCAATAAGCAGCTTGCCGAAACCAATCTTTACGCCAGTTGCAAGAGCGGCGGCAATAAGAACCCCAATCTTTTCCTTGTTCTCATCTAAGCCCGTTATAAAGGTATTAAGGGCTTCGTTCTCACCTTTCGCGGTTTCAATAAGTGAGGTAATAACAATACGGCCCGTAACAACAGCAGGGGTCTGGCCGAGAGCTTCAAGAGTGCTTGATAGGGTGTTTATGACCGCCTCGGAGGCACTATCAACTCTAATGAAGATCTCGTTAGCACCGCTTTTAATAGCGGTAACCGCACGATTACCGCCGACAGAATCAAACTTATTAATAGCCGATTCATCGAGTGTCGTTGAATCTCGGAATTCCTGCCATTTCGTAGACATAGTATCCACAGCATCCGACCACGCATTTGAGACACTATCAAAGGAGATAGTAGAAACGGTTAGGTCATTCGAGGAAAGATAGTTCTTGAACCTGTCCCACTCGGCAGTAGCTTTTGTATGTAGTGCATTAAAGGCTGCAACAACGTCGGCAGCCCAATCCTTAATAGTCTTGGTTGCAGCATTTAGATACTTGCTCAGAGCCCCGGTGTTGCCAATAGCTGTAGCTCCGCCTTCTTCGTGCCCTGGGTCAAAAATACCTGTCCACAGAGACTCCCCAACAATTCGTTTCCATATGTGTTTGAATATCGCAATAACACTACCCGCGAATACGCTAAGAGTATCTAAGGCGCTTGTAAGGTTTGTAATTACTGAGTCTAAATCAATCGCCTCGATCTTGGGTTGAATACTTTTCTCGAAGATACCCTCGATGGCCGAGTAAGCACCCTTTAGACCATTAACAAGGGGGTCAGTAAGCGTACTTGCGTCAAAGCCCTCTGTAAACATATCAAGTAATACTTGCTTGACTTCGTAACGGAAGAACGCAAGGTCGTTTAGGAATAGTCTTAGTTTACCCTTTGCCTGCCCAACAACAATACCAAGATTGTCTGCGAAACCCCGAAGAGCTCCTGTTGCTGAAATAATTCTTTCCCTAAGTGCATCACTAAACCCGAGTTCGTTATCAATAGCACCTAAGGCCCGGGTAAGCTCGTCTTTCATTACTGATGTTAGCCCAGAGGTTGTAGCCTCAATGGTTTTGAATTCTTCATTTAGCGCATCAGCCTGATCAATAATCGCTGCAAAAACAGTCTCTGCGTCTAGCTGGCCATCTTTTGCAAGGGCACGTAGCTCACCAAAAGGAACCCCCATGCCAGCAGCAATCGCCCGAGCGAGTCGAGGTGTCTGCTCTAGTACTGAGTTTAGTTCTTCACCACGAAGTTCACCCGAGGCAAGACCTTGACCCAACTGGATGATTGCTGCATTGGCGCTCTCAGCAGTGGCACCTGAGATAACTGCTGCTTGTGATACTGCTTCCGTAGCAATTAGTAGTTGTGCAGCTGATTTACCTGTACCCTCTAGCGCAAGGCCAAATCGGTTATAAGTGGTTGCTGTGGAAGACACTGGCATACGGGAACGGGCAGCAATACCATATAGGTCTTTTAACGTACCCTGTAACTCTTTCCCACGCCCAGTCACAAGTGCAACTTGGTTCTCTAAGTTTGTTAAGCTATCTGTGGCACGAACAATAGAACCCGTAGCACCTGTAGCTGCGAAAGTTCCAGTAATGCCGATAGCAAGGTTTCGGAAAGCCTTAGATACTCGGTTAGCGGTTTTCTCAATACCTGCTACACCTTTTTCTAAAGACTGTAATTCTCTTTTAGCTTGGGTCGCATCTGCGCGGACCCTAATCTCTACACCTTTACGCATTTTACCTCCTGAATAATAAAAAAGCCCCCTAACAGCACAACTCCGAATAATGGAGTGCCATCAGAGGGCTATAAGTATTTTAGTTTGGGGTAAGGATACCGACAGTAGACAACACCTGTTCTATAAAGTATCTGGGTGCTTGTTTACTATGGCCGTTGTTGAGGTGGATGATGTGTTCAACATCGTTAATAATAAATAGACCATCCAGACCCTTCTTAAGATACCAGCCTGAGCGAGCCTCCCCCGTATCTACAGGGGTGACTATTCTCAAGGTCTTAGTGGCAAACTCTGCTAAGGTCTCAATCTCGTCGTCTGCGAGTTCTAGGAGTTCTTCCTCTACTCGTCTCATTTCTTCTTGGAAGTTTATCACATCCAATCTAACATTTATTTTAGCCATACTCTAACTCCAGCTAGGTTTCCAACCAGATTCATCACCCCCAACAGCCTCTAACATCTTGTTAAGGAATTTACCCTTGGGGAGTGCGTGGCCCGCGTCTGCTTTAGCACTACGGGTTTGCTCCATCAAACGGAGTGTCGGGAAGATGTCACTTCCCTTTCCTTTAAACCCGGCGGCTTTCATAAGCAGGTAGGTTCTTTGGTCTTCCTGCCAGCCCGGAGGTCTTGACTGGAAGTAAGCCGTCCAACCTAAGAGTTCTTCGTAAGGCATCTCTTCTAGCATTTTGTAAACGGGTATGCCAAGACGAAAAGCAATCTCATATAGAGTTTCTTCTTGGCTTGTTAGTTTCCCGAGTCTTTGGCCTTCGCACCAATACCACAATAGCTTAGAATTTCTTCTGATAGCCCATTTAGGTCTGCGGGTGGGAAGGATCTAAAATCATCTTCGGTCATTTCTTCTGCACCGATAACAGCGAGACGAAGGACACCGTAAAGCACTTCCAACTGGTCATCTGCTTCAGCGCCTGCCTGAATCATATCCTGCATTTTGAAGACTTCATCGATGGAAAGTTTACGGATTTCTACTTCATCGCCCAAGAATGGGACTTTTTTAGTTTGTGATTTACCTACGAGATGTTTCATAGTCTGTTCCTTAATTGAGTTTATCTTTTTCTGAGAATAGATCTGGGTTGTTTAATTGGAAGTCATCTAGCATCTTGCGCAGAGTATGTAAGACAGAAAGTGTCTCCATAATCTCTCGGCCTGTTTCTGAGTCTTGATCAAAATCCTTAAAACGCTCGAATGACTTGCCAATACTAATATCCACACTACGGCGCATATGCCGAAGGGTAGTGCGCATAACAAACGCCTTACTGAAGGGTTTATCCATCATATAATACTATACCTGTTGTTGGGTGGAGGAGCCCAAGAAGAGCCCCTCCATTTTGTTACGCCGCAGCGAGAGTAGCCGGACCAAAGAAGTCTGACTGAGCAGAAAGAGTAACAGTTGCTGAGATTGAGTCTGAAAGTGATGGTGTCACCAAAACAGCTTCAACCTTACCAACGAAGTAAAACTCTGTGTTTTCAGTTGCGAGCGTTGCAGCTGCACCCTGATCTTGAGTTACCGCAGCACCAGCCATCATGAAACGGAAAAGCTTCTCTTGACCGTCAACTAGCGCGTGGATTGCTTGCATGTCTTCTGCAACATAGTTAACTGTAATTTCTAGGCTTGGCGCGTCGGCCTGACCTTGAACCTGTGAAGAGGTTGCTTGGCCGTACACTGGAACGTTAACAATGTTTGCGGGGGTACCGACTGCTGGGAATTCCCGAACAGACGGCATTCGAATATGGTCTGCGTCCGCAGTACCGGGAACGGCACCAACAAACTCTGCCGCGCACTCTGTCGCGTTTGTGTAAGTACCAAGCGTACCTGTGTAAATGTCTAGGTAGGAATAGATACCTGAACCTAGTGATGAAATATGAGCCATTTGTTATTCTCCGTATGATGTAAATGGTATGAAATAAGATGCACTGTATAGTGACTTATTCGCCGGGTCTAACCCCTCTATCTGTAGATAGGACTTCCCAAGTTGAGTTTTATTTGTTAAGGTTTTATCTTCTAGCTCTACGTTAAGCAAATCCGCAATGGCCATAACTCGACCTTGGCCTTCGCCCGCTGCTGAGAAGATTTTAATAGCAATCAAACCTGATAGTAGTTTCTTTTTATCATAGTCGTAAGGACTACCGCTAGTGGGCAATGTCGAAACAATAAGATATTCTCGAATGTTGGCCCCGAGAGTACCTTGGTAGTTGTCAGGAACAGTAAGGATACTATTCGCCGTCCAACTATCCCCCGCGAATACACCATCAACGTCTGCTAGTACTGAGTCAAACATTTATTTCTCCCTCACAATACTTGCAGAGATCGTAAACTCGTCATCAGTATAATCAACGATATTGTAGATAGTTGCACCCACGGTCAGAGTGTCGTAAACACTAAGATCGGGGCCCTGTTTCATAATTGCGGTAGTAGAGAAGCCCTCGCCTGAAGGGCGTTGGGTAGAGATTATGATAACCTCAACCTGCTGTGTCCCTGTTGTTGCTACGACCCCGCGAGTAGCGAAGTCGTAACTAGAGACGCTCTTGGTTGAGAGTGTTGCAACCACCACCAAATCATCAACCGCTGCAAATGCTTTATTTACAGCGGCCTTGACTCTGGTTCTGAGTGACATTAATTAGCCCTCCACCAAGTTGCCCCAACCCCTCCGGAACCCTTACGGATTAGCGGACGAATAGATTTCATAACAACAGAAGGCTTAATAGAGGTGCGGTTAACATCGCCGTTGGAGTCTGTTAAGCTAATAGAGCCTACAGAAATACTCTCGAAGGTTTGAGTTGTACCTGCCAGCAAGTCTTCATTATTAATGAGATGAAGTGCTTGTTCGTAAACCGAAACCTTGACTCGGGAAGGAATCTCGTCTTCTGCAACCGAGATCTGAATACCTAGACGGTCATCAAAATAGATTGCAGAAGAACGAGGCCATGCTAAAGCTTGGGTGGAACTAATAGCAGAACCAATCCAAGCATGGTCATCAACTAACTGTGTAGCCGTAACCAATGCTTGTTCCTGGATTTCGATAGCAGCGGCAAACCAATTAGCACTATCAATACGAGTATCAAAGTATGTATCAGCTTCTACAGCAGTCACATAGCTGTTTGTATTAAGAACTAGTGCCATTAGTCCCTCCTAATCAATTAAGCGTGGAAGATAGGCAGAATGCCAAGGTTCAGAGAGTCCATCTTACGAGCCCAAGAAGCACCTGTGCCAAAGTTGGTGTTTGTTGCGAAAGCAGAAGTAGAGCCTGCCCAGTCGTAACCCATTGGGTGCATGACGTAGCCCCAACGATACCAAACGTTAGTGGAACCGCCACCTGTGTAGGAAGCAGCGTTACGGTCAACTTCAACAGGAGTTGGTAGGCCGAGAGAAGCAGCAGCTACGGAGCCCGGCTTGATTACGAAAGTGCTCTTTGTGGACTGAGCGTTCAGGTCATTAAGAGCAGCACCAGCGATCATCTGGTTTGCACGGGAGAGAACGATGCGGAACTTACCACCGAAGATTGTTGCAAACTCAAGGTTACCATCTGTTACAGATGTATCGTCAACCAAGTTAGCAGCACGCATTTCTGCGAGAACTTCTGGGGAAGTAACCATGTACATGAAGTCAGGCTCATGGTCCTTGAAAGCAGCACCGATGGAGCGGAACAAACGTTCGCCACGAGCAGCACCAATAGCGGTGGAGTCGAAAAGCTTACGTGCATCGCCAGCACCAGTTGCAGCAGCGCCGTGGAGGCCGAGAGCGTTAACGTCTACAAAGAAACCAGTTGCAGCAGCATCTGCATCAGTATCAAAGTCGATGATGCCACCGTTGCCAGCGCCGCCAAGGTCGCCAAGGGCAACTTCGTAGTGTGCAACACCTTTAAGAACGGAAAGCAGAGCATCATGCTCGTCTTGTGCGCGTACTTCGGCGAAGTCACGGGCGATCTTAGCTAGACCGTCCTGCTTGGAGACAACCTCCTGCATGTTAACCTGCTCAGCACCGAAGGTACGGAGGGTCTTGATGAAGTTGGCGTAGTCTGTGGTTACTGGTGTGTAAGTACCATCAGTAGGAGTAGCTAGTGAGGCAACGTTTACGTTTGCGGAGAGCGGCTTGTACCAGCGGAACTGGCCGATGAATGATTCACCAGTAGCGTCGATGTTCTGGTTAGCAGAAACAATGCCAGTGCCGTTTAGCTTCTTGGCGGTTGTGTAAGCTTCATCAGAGTAAGCGGAGATTGCAAGAGCAATGTTCTGGAAGTCGGTGTTTGTAATAGCCATTTTCTTAATTCCTATTCAGGTTTTATACGTTGAATTTACCTAGCTGCCCTTTTGCGGCAAGTGCTAGGATTTCCTGTGTTGACATTTCACCAATACTTTTCTTAGTATCGGTGGTTGAAGCACCAGCGGGGGTGCTTGTCCCTGCGCCTGTGTTAGATTTAACACGGAACAGGAAGGAGTTATCGTCACTTTTTGAGTAAGCGTCCACGAATTCTTTAATAGAGGTGCCGGAGCTATGAACCCAAGACCCATCTTCACCTTGTACCAAGCTGTCTACAATCTCACGGCGGGCCATTTCACGGGACTTATCGCTGCGGAAGTCTAGACCCGCGAGGACATCATTCACCACACCGTCGCGGCGTAGAGACGTGATGTCACTTTGGTATAGTTCAAGTTTTGTCCGAGCCTCAGCAAGTTCCATCTCCAAAGCTTCCTGAATCTTGCCGTCTTCTTTCATTCGGGCAATCTCTGATTCTTTCTTGGCTTTTTCAATTTCAACTTTAGCTTTCAGGGCGTCATCACGCTCCTTGGACATACGATCCATATTGGCCTTCATCTTAGCAAGACGCTCTTCAATAATAGATTCGATATCTCCCTCGGTTGAGCCCGCTGCCTCTTTTTCATTTGCAGCTTCCTCTACAATTTGGGCTTCTGCCTCATCTGTTTCGGTGGACTCTTCGACTTGATTCTCTAGATTTTCACTCATGGATTTTCCTTCTCAGTCACAGACTGAAGTTATGATAATTATATATACATTTAGGTCACAGACCTGATTAATAGTTTAGTCCAATAGGCTATTACAAATACCTTATGGCCCAATCCCGTAGAAGTCATAACCCTCCTTAATGGGGGCGAGTATGTCGGCACGGGTTAGTTTGTTGGGTGGGTCAATAAGACCACGCCTTTTAGCATCGGCTATAAGCTCATCATAAGCTTTAGTGGGTAAGCCCCGCTTTCGCCATGCTTCTAACGTTTTTCTAATAGTGTCACCTTCTAGAGCATCTGCATAGATGGTTCTAATGGCGTCTTTTGAACGTTTAGCATAGGCAATGTTTGTGAAGAAAGC